GCCCATATTCTTCAGGATGATTAAACTTGCTAACCAGTTTAACAGCAACCTTGATCTGTGCTGTCAGTTCCTCATTGACCTCTTCAAGGTCTTTGATGCGCTCTTCTAACTGCTCCACGGCTGAGTAGTCCATAGTGTCGTAGTCAGCATCGTTCCAGTAGTCATAAGAATATTCAGTCATTTCAAGCCTTTCAGTATTGATGAAATAAAAGCAAAACAGCCTATCAGTAGTGCGGATGTCATAGTGCCTCCTCATTGATCTCGTTCATACGGCCTGTGTGCTTGTCATACAGGACTGCACAGGCTTTGCCGGTCTCTCCGCTGTATCGGTTCTTAATAACCCTGACCCTTGTTGTGTTCCTCTCGATTGGGTCTTCATGCTGTGCTGACCTTTCTAATCCTAGCACCATGTCTGCCAATTGTCCAATACTTGCTGAACCCCTTAATTGGGACAGACTAGTCGCTGCACCCTCTTCATGGCCTTTACCATCTGGCCTGCGTAGGTGGGACACCACAAACAAGGCAACCCCTGTTTCCTGCACAATCATCCGCAGCTTGGTCATAATCTCATCAATGGCTTTGCGCTCATCACCATGATCCTGAGCAGACACCACGATAGACACATGGTCTAGCAGGATGTACTTGCAGTCTAGCCCCTTGGTGAAGTATCGAACCCGATTGATGATGTTATCGATTGCTGTGCTACCGAAGCAGTCATAGAAGAACAGCCGATTAGAGCCTAGGGTCTTATCAAAGGCTTCCTTCTTAGATGCCTCAGTGGCCTCAGTCTCTGCCAAGTGCAAAGGCTTATTGATCGCCAATGACATCAGAGACAAGGCTGTACGCTTGACCGACTCTTCAAGAAACATAATCCCGATATTATCTTTGGTCTCACAGAGCAATTGCCAAATGACCTCACGAATAAACTGAGACTTACCAAGGCCTGAGCCAGCAGTGACAACAACCATCTCTTGCTGTCTGATACCGCCGGTCATGTCGTTTAGGCCTGCATAGGGATAGTGCGCCTGAGCCTTCGGTAAGGGCTGCATGACTAACTCGAACAGTTCAGAGCCAGCAACGATGCCATCAGGAACATAGGTCTCTGCTGCCCACCATGCCTTCACAAAGTCAGCAGATTTGTTGTCCTTCAGATAGTCGCAGGCATCCTTATAGGGCTTGGTCATCTTCATAATCTTGACCTTGGAGCCGAACAGATCAGCAACGGCTAGGGCTGCTTCCTGCCCAGGTTCATCAGCATCAAAGGCCAACACAATAGTCTCAAAGCTGTCGATGTACTCGAATTGTGCTTGGCAGTCCTTCACAGCCGACTGTGCCCCATTCTTGATTGACACCACAGGATATAATGAGCCTGTCATCTGAAAAGCCGCCAAGGCATCTAACTCGCCCTCACAGATAGTCAGATATTTACCACCGGCAGGGTACCGATTCTGACCAAACAACAGAGCCTCTTTAATGTTGCCTTGAGACCTGAATTGCTTGTCAGCCACTGACCTGATCTTGAAAGCCACCTCAGTGCCCCTATCGTCAGTGTAGGGATAATAATGTTCTGTCCCTGATTGTCTGACACCATAGGCTTCACAGGTAGCTTTGGTGATACCCCTCTCAGGTATGCTGAGGAATTGACCGCTAATGCCCTTTAGAGGCTCTACAACGGGTTTCTGTGTCATCGGTAGTACCTTACCCCTTCCTTGGTCAGAGAAGCCCTCTGAGAGCGTTTTAGAGGCTTTGTGGCACACAAAACAATAGGTGCTGTCATCTGAATAGACTGCCCTACCGTCACTAGAGCCACAATCAGGGCACTCAGTATGCCTAACAAACCTGTTCTTAGACTGTATTTGCATTGATCCTAGTCCTTTCCTGAGCCAATTGATCCAATATTGCCAAGAGGGCAACACAATTCCCACTTTCGGGTTTAGTGCGCTTCAGAGCCTCATAGACATCATTAAGCAAAGTCTCAATGTCGGTAGAGCCATGCGCTAATAGGTCAACACAATCAGAAACACAAAACCAATATATTCGTTCTAAGTCATCATTTTCCATTGAGTGCTACCTTTCTTTATTGTCTCTCTATAGAGTAAAGATTTTAAAATATTCTTTCATAATAGACTATTTAATCAATATAGTCTTTAATAGCAAGAATCGTGCCAGCTTGTTATCGGGACTGCCAAGGGTCATCGTTACCATCGTCAAAACCATCAATGCCCGCTAATGGGTCTAAATCGCTCTCTGTGCCTTCTTCGACTTCATCCATCTCAGACATCAAACTGACATTGCCAACGGCACAGAGGTCGGTTTTAATCGATTTTAGGCACTGTCTACACATGGACAGATAATCCCTAGTGTAAACTGACCTGATTGTGGTCTCATAGTCCGTCAATGCTTCGTTACAGGATCGGCATCTCATGGTGTCACCTTTTTAAGACATAGAGCATCAAAGGCACTCATTGATTCGCTGAAATAGACATCTCTCAATAGATCCTTTTCATAAGCCATCTGTAGTCTTTTTTGATCCTCTGCCTTGACTAAATAATAGGCAAACTCGATCAAATCATCCTCGCTGCCGTACCAATTGCCGAAATCGCTGTAATCTAGCCTATCGTCTAAAATCTCAACCACTTCTTTATTCGTTAATAACATGATAAAACCTCCCTTTGTTTATTGGTAAAGTTAGAGAGCCTTGATTCTATCAGAGCCTCGTGCACAGATGCAACGGCAAAGGCATCAAAGCCGCCAATGTGCCATCGATAAGGCCCTAAAGGGATATGGTCTAGTTTCCAATCGTAGACTGTAGCGACGGAACCGTCTTCGAATTCAATAAACCATTCGGCGTTAGTCTTATCGCCAATAAAGACCGTTGGTGCGCCAAAACAGCGACACAATTCGTCATATGTGGCGTTAACATAGCCCCGTAGACTGCTACCGTTGATCTGATCTGATCTGCATTGATTGTGTTTCATCATTGACCCCATAATTTACAGTTAAAAGACATAAACCCAATAACAGCCCCATTATGTAACACTTTTGGATTGATCCAATTGCCTGACCCTATAAAGTTTTCAGTCTGAAAATCTCGCACTAATGACTGAAGACCTTCTATGCTTTTAGATTCTAGCACAGTAGTCGGGACCCCCATTAATGGTTTGTCAGGATCTTGAAACTTGTCAGGGTTTCCGCAGGTTTTAATTGTGAGTGAATACATTATTGCCCCCTTATCGTTCAAAAGCGTCTAGAAAATCATTCACTGCATTCTCGACTGTTTCACCCTCATAGGATGTGCCAATTATGTCAGCACAATCCTCATCGGTGAACTCATAGCCTAGCGATGAAGCATAGGCTTTAATCTCTTCCTTAGTCATTGTAATCCCCTTAGTCTAGATCCCACGGTTTAAAAATCATGATAACACCTGCACAGCCCAGCAAAAGTACAGCGATACTTGCATATTCTAGCATGCTCATAATAAAACCCCTATTCTAAGGCCAATATTAGCCCCATAGTGACCCTGCTATAGAGACACTATAGGATAACACTGATCAGTCTAATCTATCACCTGCAGTGGCCTGTATTCCATTCTCCCGCAATACTTTAGCAAATGCGCCGGCGAATGCGGCTTTACGATCCACTGATTGTCCGAATTGACTAACCCAATACGTCACGCCGCCGCCATACATGGGACGCATTAGGCCTTGTTTTTTCGCCCATATTGCGAAGCTTGAATTAGCAGGCCGCACAGTAACCCATGCGAACCCACAGGCTCCATCGTCAATACGATCAATAGGGATTCCCTGATCGATAACGTACATTGGAATCGGCATTGCATTTTTACCGGCTTCTATGCCGGCCTGATAAGCTTTATCTACAATGTCCTGAAAATCGGCATAGCGTGACATTCTAGCGGCCTTTTCGGCCCTAATCTTTTCCCGTAATGATGCATATTCCATTTTTAAAACCCCCATTCAAAATTGTCATATGATCGGATCTTACTGCTTTTCTCACGTGCGCAATATTCTTTTATTTTAGGATCAATCCCGTATCGGGCACGATATGCATTAATAAACGTGCTAGCGTCGCAATCCTCTTCCAGATATGCAAACCCTTTCCGCATATAAGAATAACGGGTTATCTTATCCGCTATGCTTAGGCTAACAAGTAAACCCTTCGGAACCTTGATCCAGCCATGCCCTGGGTCGGAATAGTAAGAAAATACTTTTATCATGATAAAACCCCTAAGTTAAAGTTAAAATTAAGCCGCTAATGCAATTTGAAACACTTTCTTAGCCGGATCGATAACGAATCCAGTGTTATCCTTTTTAGCTTGACCCTTAGCATACAAGGCCACAATTACGCCTTTCGGGTCAATGTGTCGAATGTCGCTGTTATCGCCGTCAACGCAATCCAGTCCCATAAACTTAGCGGGAATGTCCGCACGTTTGCGAAATACGGCCGCAATTCTCATGCCGGCATTGATAGCTTGATTGACGTATTTTTGAAACCCTAACACTCCCGAATATGAGAATGTTAGGTCATAATTAGCCGGTAGGTTATGACGTGATGGAATTTTAGTATAGTCATAGAATTGCACATTAGGAAACAAGGCCATTAGATTAGCGTATTCAATGCCGTTATCAGTAACGGGAATATTTTCCCATTTAATGTCACTGGTACCGTTTAGGCGTACTAATGGAACCATGTTAGCTTTAGCGGCCTTTTTGACTAACCGGCGAATGTCTTTCGCTAATAATTGCATAAACTCGGTTCGATACTCAAAAAATGCTTTAGCTTTGCGAATACGTGCTAGCTTAACGTTACTCATTGCGCCACGCCCGGCTGTATAGAGACAAGCTTTATCGCATTGTGCAATCACAGCCATTGGGCATACGTTATGGCCTGAGATAGTTACCGGCGCAATGTACAGAATGCCGGTCATAAACCCGAATTCTTGACCCTTGACTGTCTTAGCATTGGAATCGATTGTTAGTAGTGTTTTGTTTTGCATGGTGTAGCCCCTTAGTAGGTTAGTTAGTGATTGAATTACAAGTGTTAGTCTACCCGTTTAACGGATTAGTGCCACTAAAAAGCATTAGGGAAAACCCTTATCTCGACTAAGCTGCTCAGGTATTCAGGGATGCGCTGTATTGGTGCAATGCGGCATAGACTGGGTAGACTAGGATGCACTGAAATGGTGCAACATCGCCCCATATACTGCACTGCAACACAGACCTGGCATGATTCTTGCATAGCAAACACTGTGCCATGCTGCATAGCAACATAGCTGCATAGTAAGCACTAACTAACATGACAGGGGGGGTGGGGTAGTGGCAATGCAGATAATATTGTTGAACCCGCTTAGATACAAGAAAAGCAGAATTAGCAAGAAAGGAGGATACAAAAAAGAGCAAAATAGACAATATTGCCTTATAAGAAAAAGAGCATAAGAATCAATGTCTTATCTGTTTTTCTGCATAGGCAATATAGGTCTATGAAATCAGTGCTGGAATCTGTGCATTGCGAAGGCCTGAGCAGGCATTACACCGTTACATCAGAAAAGTCAATAAAGGACTTGACAAATTAGCAAAAATGTGCTATAGTCTCTATATTGATAGCACAGTGTCAACAACTACTAGGTAGTGCCTTAAAAAAAACATACATTAACAACTTACCTTAGGTTTTGTGTTTTCTGTGCTGACCTATATTGGAGGAAACTTGGAAACAAAAGACCAAGATATTGTTCTTGTGTCTTCT